AAATAGCGTAGGTTCAATGCCTGCGTTCTGTCCTGTCTCATCTTTAAAAGTGCCTGTCAGCGTGATGTGTGACAACCTCGGACGAAACCCCGTATATACAAGTACCCCGCTTGTCTTAACCGCGAACATTTCAGAGTCCGGATTGATAGAGTACGCATTGCCTTGGCTCATCGAACCCACTTGTCCTGCACCACCAGTGCTGACGAAGATATCACCGTTGACTTTACATTCACCAAACGGCCTGGTGCTGGCAATCTCATCGACGTTAGAGATCAGTAGCCCTCGGGTGTTACCGGTTAGGCTGCCCGCTCTCCATTGTGAACTGGCATTGTCGCCGGTGACGAAGGCTTTTAGTATTCTGAAGTTATCCGCGTCAATTACGGCATCTACGAAGTAGGATCCGTTGTAATCGTTGCCGCCGGTGATAATAATCTGATCATTGACACTGCGCCCATGATTAGTTGACTGGATATTAGTTTGTCCGCCGCCTGGGTTACTGAATGACTGAATACTTCCGGTTTGACCGACTAAGAATGGGTCTCCTCCTGCTATAGCAACTGAGCCATCTACGAAACGGCACTCATCGCCCTGAATGGGGCTAATATAAAGTCCGGTTTCACCAATGCCAGCGTTGAAGTTACAGCTACTAGTCAGAGATGCTGAGACCTTTAGCGTGGTGTCATACACGATGTAATTTAAGTGTAGAGAACCCGCTATAGGCGTATCGTTGAAGGTTTCAACGGTCTTACATATCAAGTTACAGTCTTGAGTCTTGATGTGAGCGAAAGTCTTATAAATACGGGTACCATCCATGACTACTTTACAGTCGGTAGCATCAACCGCAGTACTAAAGTTTGAGAATAGAGCCTCACCAAGAAATACTTGGGTCTGTAGAGGGTTTACATCTTTGCCGGTGAGATCAAAAGCGTTGTTGGTACCTACCCCGATGAAGTTGCCGTTGTAAATCTCTAACCTATCGAAGTTAGTCCCACGTATAAATCCGCCTGCACCTGTATATGTAACCTCGGCACTAGGAGACGCAAAAGAGATTCTGACATAACCATCTGCAGGGATTAACCAAGCCGCAGAATCAGTGAAGGAAGGCGCCGAGATTAAGTAATGCTTGCCGTCTTCCATAGTACGAACACCGCCGACCTCTGGAGCGATATCATCACCAGATTCCACGATTACGAGGTCAGTGATATCGAAGCCCCCACCGTCAGTGCCGCAGCTCCTTACTACACTTCCGCAAACTATACTCATAGCTTTAGTCTCTCAATCATGTTTCGCTCTTATACTAATCTCAGGATTCCGATAGTCAGGGATGCTGTGGGTGTTGGGTTCCACGTAGACAAATCACCGTTAAAGGGGTACGTGAGTAATCCACCAGAATTGTTTGATCCGTTGTTACGTGCCATCTCGAACCAAATTAGAGAGCCTGTTTCGGGTCTGATGTTGATGTTGAATTCTTCTCTCCATATGGTGTTAGGGTCGTCGATCTCTACCGAGAAACTTCCGCCGACCTGTGTCCCATTAGCTTCTATGCCGTCTTCTGCATACATCAGACGCCCCATGACCTCCGATATACCTGCAGCACTTGTTCTTCCTAACCGCAGTACCAAGTCAAATCTATACTGAACACCACCTTTAAGGGTTGTTATGATTCCGGATGGTGCTATGGTGAACTCTCCTCCGGTGGTATTACCGCCTGCTCCGAACGTCATCTTTATGACTCCAGCAGCCCCTAGCCCGGTGGGGTTCTGTGGTACAAATGAGTCAAATTGACCAAAGGTAACGAGCTGCACATTCCCCGACAACCCAGATGCCTGAGTCGTACCGCCCCCTCCACCGGCGCCTGAGTATGCTACGATATCCCAGTCTGTTGGAACATCAGCGTACTGCACCAGTATGTCGGTGCCGTAAGCAGTCTCATTGGGTACAATATTTTCGTAGTCGGTATCAATACCCAGGAGTCCTTGCACATCAGGATTCGATAGCCAGTAGTCGACATCTTCACTGTATGTTATCGGTGTTGCGGTAGTCGTCTCGAACGTGAACTCCGAGACGCCAGCAGGTGCGCCAGTTAAAGCAGGAGCCAGGATAAAGGTGTAGAAGGTTCCGTTGTCTATGATGCTCTGTATTGCCCAGAGAACCCCGACGCCGCTAATCGTGTCACCGAGGGTCATGGTTGCCAATTCAGCGCTTCTATCACCCGCATTGAAATCTGTCTTAGAGATTAAGAATCTTTGAGGATCTTGACCATCTTGTCTAATTTGCCCATTAGCAACAGTAGTTACATTATTCTGTACAGCGTAATCCCAGTCGCCGCTAAACACCGTGGGTGTGGGATCAGGCTCTCTGACGTAAGCAACTAAGTCAAAGACTGTTCCTGAAAGTAATATCGTCGGCGCAAGTCCGAAGGTAACAAATCCGCTTTCGGATGCGGTGAACGACGCAACCAAGGTCACTTGCTTCACACCAAGTGGGTCGAATATGGAGTACACGCCGTACTCATTACCTGCGATAGCATTAATCCGGAACCCATTCAGGTACCCAGCTTGAGTAAGAGTGTACCTGTTGCCAAAGATTATCTGTTTCGCGGAAGCTTGCTGATTTACCGGCGTGCCATCATAAACGTAGAAGGGCGAGCCTACGGGTTGGACTGCTGCACGTTGTGACGTGGGCTTGTTGGACACCATAGCCCAACCAGCGTCATAGACTTGGGTGTTGGTACCTACGGTGTCTCCCGGATGATAGTCAGCATCCCACCTTAAGACATTCCCTGGATCACCTACTAGACTCCCCACAATACACATTCTAAATACTCCGAGCTAGAAGCTGAAGAGCTGTAGAACCTGTCGAGCTTGTTACATTCAAGGATAAATCTTCAGCCTTACCACACCTTATCTCGACTTCGAAACCTGCGGTGTAAGCCGCTGGGAGACCGTCACACTTCGTATAGACTACAAAAGTGTCACTATGATCTAGATAGCCAATCTCGACAGTCGCGCCGCCAAACTCTCCGGTCACTTTGACAATTTCGGAACCTGATAGCGAGTTAGCTACTAGGGTTTTTACCCCGTCATCCGCGCCGTTGACTTCTAGGTATGCCATCTTCTAATCCTCAAAATTTATGTTCAAGCCAGTGCCGAATCGCTCCACATGTTATCTAGTATGAGCAGATCTTCAACAGCATCCATCGTTGGATCTATCTGATCATCATGCTTGTGAGTCATTGTGGGCGTAAACTTCCTAAATTCATCTTTATAATCGTGTAAAAATTCAGCGTCTTGGGGCAGATGTATATATCCTGAGCTAAAATATTTTATAACTCCCATAGCGCGCAAAACTTTATCTCGATTACGTTGGATTGGATCTATGGGTATATTATAGTCTCTTTGAATCGATTGTATAAGACTAGATCCGCTCGATTTGTCCTCTATTTTAACACATTGTGCACCCTTTGGCTTGTAAATTGAGGGCTTATGTTTAGCCCAGAAGTCTAGAAGCGCCCTTTCAAGCTCTGGAGCTTCCCACTTTCCCCGGCACTGATCTATAAGGTATATGCCGCTATTTCGACTGTACCCCCAGCATTGGAATACTGAAAAGTCATTATGCTCGCCTACTTTTTGAGCTGTGTCACCGTAGATTCTAACTACGGAAATGTCAGAGGGTAGGACGTCGTAGTACTTAAAGTACGAATCTTTGAACATTCCCCCAGCTGCGGGGCTTGGGCATTGCTGATATTGTGAGCTAAATGTATACGGATCCGCCTGACTTAACTTGTCTATCGAATAAGAATCAAGCTTAAAAGTCCATAATGGAGTATCGACAGGTATGTGCCTTGGCAGGTCTTGAATAGCTTGTCCGCTAAAATTCATATTCAGCCCCGCCATGCATAGCTAGAAGAATTTTATTTATATTAATTGGGATTCCGTGGGTGTAGTTCTCAGGGTAAGGCGTGTCTATTACGTCCGCTGAGAGCTTCGCAGGGAGCGAAAGATGATGCCAGACATCCCCACTACCCCCTGAAAGCAAAAACGCCGTGAGGTCGTCCTCATGAAGCCTCTGCATGATATTTATAAACGGGGTAGTGTCTAGAGCTAATCTCGAACGCATTGTGTTGTTAAATCTGTTATTGATAGCCGATCGCTTCACTTGCGAGTATGCATCATCAGCCTTTAGAGGGTCATCGTTTATGAAAGCTCCGGTAAATCCTGGCTCCATCCTCCCAGCCCTAAAGCCTAAAATTTGCCCTCCCGATGGTGCTGTCATCATCCCCCCACCAAGTTCCGTAAACCAACGCTTTTTACCCTTGGTGTCTTGCCTTACGACCATCGGCCAAAGCTCTTGATATGCGGGGCTTGTAACTGTAGTTTTTATAACGCTAGATGACACTTGAGCTAAATCGCCTGAGTACGATGTGTGAATATACTTAGACCTTGGATTAATTGCCAAGCCTCGGGCTATGAAATTGATCACTGCAAGCTCAGTTTTAGTGTAACCGGGTGCGAGATTTATAATCAATTTGTGTATTTTACCAGCTAAAACAGCATCGAGCACGTACTGAATAACGTAATGATGCCAGTTTCGAAGCATTTTGTTGCCTTCCCGAAGCCGAAAAAAATACCTCATGAACTGGATGCCGTCAGATTCGAGCATGTATCGTAACATTCGAAGTTGATTATCAGTCCATGCGAAGCCGTCCTCGGTTTCAAAACTCATCGTTAAAGATCTCTTTGAATTCCTGTATTTCGGCCTCTGACAGGGGTACAAGCGCCGTATTGATTTGACTGGTACCTTCGGTTATCTCAACGCTCTTTCGCTTCGCATGGACGTACTCAGAGAGTATTTTGCCTGCATTGATCGAGTCCCTGACCCCTACGGGTTCAAATTTGAGGTCTTGCTTGATTAATTCGATGAGTTCTTGGCAGAGGTCTACAGGGTCGTGCTCTTCAAAGTTCTGGACTTGTTCCAACTCTAGGACTTTTTGATACGTTTGAGATAGCGCCCTGGGATCGTGACCTTGCATGATAGAATTTAAAAACACGAGGGGGTCATCAAGGTTTTTCGACTCGATAGCTATGCGTAAATCTGCTGGCTCTAATCTGGTTGACATTTGACCATTTGCTCTATGTTACCGTCTCTCACCCTTAATAGAACACAAATTAGGCAAAAAATCAAGTTTTCAACCCTAGATTTCCGTTTTCTACTTTTACTGTATACTTAATGTACAGTAAAATCCGCCTTTTTGATCAAGATATATACGGATTTGGGCTTAAAAGGGGGTATTGTTTACATAGTGTACAAAAAAGGAAAAAAAAACTTTTGTTTTATACTTAGTCCCTATATGAAATGTGTCGTTGTACATATAATATACAGTACATTTTACTATTTTTCACTTTTCAGCTTTGACCTAGGTAAAGAATAAAAGTTTTTTCCACCCTTATAGTCTAAATACTATACAACAATACATATAATGGACTAAAAGTCAAGAAAAATTTAATATTATTTTCAAAATAGTACAAAATACGCCCACCCCAAACCAAAAAAGCCGAAGCCCTTAAAAACACCTCGAAAAGTGCCTAAAAGCTTCGACTTTAGTATCTAAAAGTGTATATCGGGCTAAGATTCAAACAGCTTGCTAGTACTATGCTCTATATCTACACAGCATTCCTCTTTGAGTGTTTTATACCCTTCTAGAGTGAAACCCCCGTTTGTTACCCTTTGCCAACCTCCTTTTGTATTATCAGAGATATGAAACCCTCTATCTTTTAATGCGTTTACTAATTTCTGTCTCTGTAGCCTATGTTTAATAAGTATATCCTCGCTTTCACACCAAGCTTGATACACTTCTTTGATGTCTTTAACTTTTGTTTGCGACCCTTCTATTTGCTTAACTAACATCGTATTTATAAATCGCGCTGTTGCGTTAGATTCATTGAACCAATGATCTTTAGCTTTAGCGCAAGGCTCAGGTATCTTTAGCATCCCTCTGGCTCGTATGCGCTTAAATCCGGCTAGGCACTCGTTTAGTATGCCTGACAGCTCGGCACGGTCGTTTAGGATGCTCTCATAAAGTCCTGTATCCGCGTCTTTACCGACTTCAAAAGTTTTAGTGAAAGGTATTACATTGATCCGACGAGTGAAACCGAAGCTTTGCTCTCGTACGGGGAAATACCCATTGCCGCTTAGGATCATAGTACCCGTGTACTCAATTTCTTCGTGCTTTGTGCCTTTCGGGTTCGCGGTAAAAGAATACGGGGCGGAAAGCTTTTTAAGCCCTGTACTATTCAATTTAGCGTGGGGGTCTATATCGTCAAAAAATATGGCGTTTTTCCCTGCTAGAGCAAAAGTTGAATGTTTGTCGGAATTTTGGGCGCCGGCCACCGCGTCTAAGATGCTAACAGGTGGCTCCATCTTTGCGCTTCCTAGTATTTTTTTGAATATGTTTATGATCCCGCTTTTTCCGTTCGATCCTCTCCCATGAAACATAAACCAGGCTTCGAGGAACTTTTTAGGCTGCATGACATACCCGAAAATTTCAAAGATGTGTCTTATCATGTCGTCACGCACCTCGTCTTCGAGGTCTGAAAAGATGCCTTTAAGCATTTCTATGAATTTAGGGCATTTGGCGTCTGGGTTAAACTCGATATCGAGGCAGTTGACTTGATAGCTTGTATAGCTGTGGTCTTTTCTAATAAAGCTCCCGTCTTCACCAAGCCAAAGTTCACCATTAGTACAGTTTAAGACTCCGTTTTCTACGTATGCTTTTGTGTTTAGCCTAGCTGCACCAAGCGAGTCTGAAGCTTTAGCGCTTAGCAAGGCTGTCGCGTCGTTAGCTATGGCTATTTCACGCACACCCTTCAGCCCCGTAGATTTTTTATAGATTTCGAAGGCTGCCAAGGCGTGTTTTTTAATAGTGGCCTCTGGTACAGTGACCCAGTGGGTGCCGCAATACCTATATAATATGCCTCCAGGCTCCTGCAATATGTGGTGACCTTCGTTAAACAAATGCTTAGCTATGGCATCGGAGATAGTTAGAGCTAAGCTATCTGTTCTATCGGTTGCATACGAGGCCACTTTTTTATTGACTTGGGCTTTTGAGAGCGGGGTATTTTTAGCCAGGATCGCGGAGGCTTCGGCCTGCTCGAGCGTCGCAGCACACGCAATAACTTCGATGCATCGTTTAAAGTCTTCCTCAGTGCTGTCTTTGCCCATAGCCTGCGCTAGCTTGATAGCTTCGCCTGGGGTCGTAAGAACGGCGTCTTTTTTGAAATGATTTCGCATGCTTACATATGCGTTCCTAAGCATTTCTTTTTGGCCGTGGCTGTCTTCTCCGACGAGTTCGCGTGGGTCTAAGACGTCTAGGGCGTTAAATTCTAAGATCCCATCTAAAGTATTTGCAGCGGCTTTAAAGCCATTCTCTCGAAGCTCAAAGACTAGGGTTCTAGCTGTGGCACTTACGGTTCTTTCGGTAGACGCGGCTCGCCAGATGTCGCGCACGAGGTCTTCATGATCTTCGTACCCTTCAGCTTGAGCACTCCACTTTACAAAGACCTCTTCGCCAAGTCCCCCGGTTGCGTGATGACAAGCAAAAAGGAGGTTCCGCCAGTGTTCATACGTTAAATATCTTTCTATTTCGGGGTTTAGTTTAGCTAAGACCAGCTCGTCAAGTTCTTGGGCTGTGATTACTGAGCTTTCCGCCCCATCTGCGGGATCATACTTTTTGACTAGTTTTTTTATTATCGCGGGATCAATCTCTCTTTTTTCACTCTGCGAACCTTCACACCATTGATAAAACTCGCCGTCCGGGTGCCTCGACCCTGCGGCTACAACATACTTTCGCTTGAATTCGACCCCGGGCAACTCATCGTCTGGCAGCGCATTGCTGAGGACTTCACAATCAATATCTAGATCTGCGGGTATTCTGCAATAGATGTGATACCCTCCGCCCCCTGTTTTTACGCATACGTTATCTTCAATCATCTCTTCTACGTCAAAATACCCGAGCATTTCAGCTAATTTATCGCAAGAATCGATGCCTTTTTTATAGTGTCTAGGGTCGATATCAATAACAATTTCGCCGTTAGGTATTCTATAGCCTAAATTTCCGCCTTTCGAAGTCCACTTTAAATAGCTATCTTGGGATTGTTCGAAGTCTCTAGATTGCCACTTTGTATCTTTTGGGACTTTTCCTAATTGCACTTCTTTGCCCTTCGAGTTTTTTCTTACGCTGTCCCATTTGTGAAGCGGTATTAATGTTGCGCCCATAGCGGTATACTTTTTGAGCGCATCAAGTTTATACATTCTAGTCATGTATTGAGTGTCCTTTTATAGTCTTAGAATTTTATTAAGTTCAGCTAGTTTGACTTAGACCCATTAGCGTTTTTATTTTTATTTTTATGCTCGCGGTTTTTACTTATGTAGTTTCCGCGCCTAGTCCGTAGCCCTTGCAAGTTTATTGGGTCAATATCTGAGTTTATAGTTAGTTCATTCCTCCTCCTTCTATGTTTAAGTTTAAGGATATAAGCCTCAATTATATTGATGAGTATCATTACGCATGCCCCCGCAGCTATCGCCAAGAATACCCAAATGTTGAACAGCCCTTCGAGTTCTGACATTTAGCACCTTTAGCCTTTTAGTTTTCCCTTGCCTCCTACTGCAAGCCTACAGATTTGAAGTCTAGCAGCCTAGGCGGGGTTAGAGACTATACTAGAAGAAGTTTATGAATGCAATTGTAAATACACTTAGATAAACAATTACTAGTTCTCAAAACTAGGCCATCCAAGCTAAAATACAGTTGCTTTTATAAACTTTTAGCGGTATACTGGGGAAAACATCGCACATCGATGCGGGTAAGGTCTTATAATCCGAGGAGGTCACATGCTTGAATTGCTTTTGCTTGCGGTTTTTATAATCATTGTAGTTAAGTTATGTACTAGAAACAGTTTTGATTCGTACCACGCGCACCAGATGAAAATGGAACGTGCAGAAGCCCGCCGGGCGAGATCGAGGCAGATTGAGGGTACATGGTGGTACGGTACTCTTCAGTTGATAGGAGCTGTAGCAGTCATGTACGTTTTAACTAGAATTTTCAATTTTACTTGAGGGGAAGTATTTTGCAGACTAAAACAAAGGTTCAGATACACGAAATACAGCAAGCAGGCTTAGCCTTGCTAATAGCTACAGCGGGTACTAAAGCGCATCTAGCTAAAATGCTCGGGGTCGATTCTATGGTGGTTCATGGCTGGTGTTCTAGATGTCGAGTGAGTAAGAAAGGTGTTTTGTTAGTTGAAAGGCATCCTGAATTGTCCTTGCGCTTTTCCAGAGAGAATTTAAGGCCGGATATGTGACTCAAATAAAAGAGGCTTCTAATCATAACAAGGACAGGGCTACGATTAGAAGCTCGTACACATGACCTGCAAAGGACACCCCGATTATACTGCAACCCGCCTTCCATGTCCACTTTAATGTAAAAAACTTCTAAAAATACATATAAAAACACTTGCACTATCGGATCTATTATCATATACTCTTTTTATCTGGTCAGGGATCAGATAAAAAAC